TCGCTTGTTCTTTTTCTTCTTGGGCTTTTCAGGAACCTCGTCCTCTTCCTCGTTCAGCATTTGCTCAAGGAAATCGGTGCTGATGAAATCAGAAATACAATCCTTTAAATAATCAAGGAATCCACTCTCCACCCAACTATTTAATACATCAGACGGAATGCTCACAGAAAACATAATGCCTTCTGGTCGGGGAGAAAAACTTGGTGGCATAGAATCTTTGAGTGAATTAAACGATGGCGGAATCATTGACCCGTATGGGAATGAACCGCCAGTCTTTCCACCTTCTGCTGCCAACTGTTTCAGCATTTGCTCTAGTTTCTCATCCACACTATCAGACAATTCGCGCATCTCTTCTTCCGATAGTTCAGGAAGTGGAAGCGCGGATGGTGCAGGTGGAGCCACCGAAATGGCAGGAGGAGCCGATTGGCGATCATCTGCTTCGGTTTGTCGTGCGTACAGCGTAACCAAATCAGGATCGGGAGCCAATTCCACCACCACAAAATCAAGTGGGATGTCCGCAGTAATCTCGGAAGTGCTGCCAAGCCAATCAGCAAAGAACACAGTGTGCCGCTTTACGCCTGTGTACGGATCGGTCTGTATATTGTTCATCACGCGCATAGGGCGCAGCAGTTTAATCTTGTCCTTGGTCTTGCCAGCAACCTTGGCAATGATCTCTTCGCCGCTGCTGAGTTTGAAGACTTTGAGTTCGGTTTTCTTTCGTCTGCTCATAGGTCTTCTCCTAACTGTATCCTGATGAGTTTGTGGTCAAATCCTTCCGCCTCATATAATCTCATACGCTCATTCATGTGCCGTAGGGTGTGATTTTTCCACGATTTCCAAGACAGATCGTCACCAATATCGTACAGTCGTGCCACCGTCTTGTCTTGCGATACACGCAACTGTCGCCCAATGCTTTGCAGAACGCGAATACGGGACTTGGACGGAGAAGCAAAGATGATGTTGTGTAGACGGCGAATGGAAATACCTGTGCTGAATGTACCGTAAGAGGCAATAATGACGGCATCAGATTCGCTTTCTACAATCTTGCGGATCTCCTCTCGGTCGGCGGCTTCTGTACCACCATGCACAAAGAATACCTTACGCTCGGGCGAAACGCAAGCCCTCACAAGACTATTTAGTACCTTTCCGTGATCTTCCACGAATTGAAATAGTATTAGGGTGTTGCCCTTGAGTGTATTGCACATATTAGCAATAAACTTGTTGCGGCGTGGCGACCCAATGATCCACTTGATTTCATCAGGATACTTTGCCCGCCTGATGGCTTCCCGATCCAAATCAGGATACGACAGCAGCAAGCAGTCAATTTTTAAATCACTCAGGATCTTTTTCTCCATGAGTTCTTTGGTCTTGGTGACTTCGTAGGCGCGTCCAAACAGCCCCTCAAGCACAAGGCGATGGGTGTTGGTGCCGTCAAGCGTTCCTGTTGTGCCCACGCGAAACGGGCAAGTCTTGAGTTTGGTGAGGATGGCTGTAAGCGACTTGGACTTGAACAGGTGGGCTTCGTCACCAATCACGGCTCCAAACTGCTGAAAGTATTTTTCAGACTGCTTGAACAGCGACTGCCATGTGGACACCACTACACGCTTGTCTGTGCCTTTGTCCGCTCCTGCCATGATCTTGTGGCAGTTTGCAGGAACGCTCCACCCGTTTGCAGACGAGTAATCCGTGAAGTCGGAAATCATCTGCTCCACAAGCGAAACGGTGGGCACAATGATCAGCACCTTCTTGTTCTTGTGTATCTTGTCCAAATAGTACCGCAGCAGCGCGTAGATGATCAGGCTCTTGCCGCTGCCCGTGGGTGACAGCAGGAGGCATCGCTCACGCTCTATGGCGTGGTGGATGGCGTTCACCTGATGATCGTGGGCTTCCACTTGCTTTCCACCCACCCGAACTTGTAAGAAATCCTGTACAAATTTTCGCACAGCATCGGTGGTGATTTTGTTGTCGTTGCGCGTGGGCAGAGTAATGGTGTACTGCCGTTCTTCCGCAAACTTTTGGATATACTCCGTTAGCCCTGAGTAAATCAACTGCGAGTGGATATTGTACAGTTTGATGTCACCGTTCCACATACGGGAGCGGTACGCTGGCATGAACTTGTAGCCGGGAACCTTGAAGGTAAAGTAATCCGACAGTTCGTGAGCAATGCCTTTTTCGCACTGTACACGAACATTCACCGAATCAACTTCACTCACATCAAGGTCAACCATTTAATGCAAGTCCTCGTTTCCAACGGTTTGACCATTGAACCGTATACTATATGTAGTTCCAAGATCGCCACGCCACCCCACCACTTGAACACCCGCATCACGCAGCATTTCTCCACCTGCGGTAATTGAATCGCGCCACCGATACGGTGTACGCTCAAGCAGCGCGTTCAGAGTCACAACGCGCTTGATACCGAACTGTATGAGTGTACGCGCACACTCTGCACACGAAGCCCATGTACAGTACAGGGTTAATCCGTTTGTGGGCAAACCGTTGTGAATGGACTTGTATATGATTGCGCGTTCTGCGTGTTCCGTGCAGTACCCCTTGTCGCTAGTCTTGCGAGGGTATCCTGCTGATTGCAGCACGGGCAGCACATGATTCCAAGACGACAACACCACGCCCATGTTGGGCAGGGTGAGAACGCATCCAACCTGTGTGTTGGGATCTGTGCTGTGTCGTGCAGCCGCGAATGCGTCCTGCAAGTACATACGATCAATCCACCAGTTGTCGGGATCTGCTGTATACTGAATGGGCGGATCATTGTCCATTGACAAATTTCCTCCAATCAATCGCGCACCTAATCTTCCAATGACGGTTGTTTAGTTCCTTGACAATCTCTTCAAGCAGAGCGATCTTTTCCTTTTGATACACAACCCGTTGCTGTAGTTTGGAAAGGTCTACATCAGAATCCAAATACAGATCAAGATCATTTCGCAGTATCTTTAGTGGAAAGGGATTCCATCCGCGCACAGTCAACTCTTCCTGCGACATCTTGCCTGTGTAGTACTCCCACTTGGCACGAAGCAGGGCTTTCATGTCAAACTCGCACTTGGAGAGAGTCAATTTCTCGTCCGTGAGAAAGTTCAGGTACTTGCTGTGTAGTTGTGGGATCTTCAGGGCTTCAATATCTAAAGCCGCGTCATCCAAGCGCACATCGCGCTCAATTTCTTTGCGAATATCATCTAAGGTCATAGGAGTTCTCCATGCGGGAGATTCTACACTATAGAGTCAAGCCGTCAAGCACAAATTACAGAACTTCAATATTGTAGTTGCGGTACGCAAAGGTAGCGGTGCATTGAAACGGCTCAGGATCCATTACCGTGGACGAAAAATCAATGGAACCCAATGAACGAGGATACAGCCCCTCAAAGGTCACATTGATTTGTGGAGTCTTGGTGCTGTTCAAAATAATCAGATTAGCGGTAGACAGTTGAGTAGCAGGGTAACTGAATTCGCTGTAGTCTTCCACATTGGTGGACGAGCGCATCCAATTGAATATCTCAAGCCAGTTTTTCATTTCTTCGTCCACAATAAAAGTAATGCTTAATTCATCAAAGTCCATTTTGGATGGAGCCTTCACCGGCATGAACGGCGTAGGCATTATTACTTCACTCATGGTGACGGTTGGCAGCGAAGCACTCTGACAGAAATACGATAAATTGGGGCTTCGTGCAATGGCAAACCGATAGTAGGTCGGCAGCAGCGGATTAATCCGCTCGGGATACCGATTTTCTACTTCTTCGGGAATGGTGTCAAAATTGTATTTGTTTGCCATAACAGTATGTAGAAAAGAAAAGGGGAGGGCATGAAGCCCTCCCCAATTCTTTGCTTTGTGAGCAGTCTATTACGATGCAACACCGTGGAGATCGTCCACGCGGAACAGGCGGTAATAGCGGTTCTGACGAGCGTTGAGTGCGCCGAGTCCAACACCCGATCCTTCCGCGAAGGGGTTCGCAACCATGCCGTAGCGGGTCTTGAACGCCATCTTGGGTTGGAAGGTGTCAGTGGTAACTGCACGCATCATCTGTAGCGGAACATAAGGGCAGTAGAACAGACCCGCATCATACGGGCTGGTTCCCTTGTATCCAACGCAGACGAAGTTGGG